ATGAAAGAAGTATTCTTAAAGAAATTGATCCTAAAGAATTTCAAGAAAATTCAAGATCTAACAGTAGAGTTTACAGATAAAAATACCTTTATCTGTGGTGGAAATGGCACAGGAAAGACAACGCTTCAAGATGCGTTCTTGTGGCTGTTATTTGGGAAGGACAGCACGAATAGGGCTGATACCAACTTTAACATTAAAACGTTGGGAGAAGATGGAAAACCAATCTTACACCTTGTACATAGCGTAACTGGTGTATTGTCTATCAATGGTAGAGATGTTGAACTGCAACGTAACTATGTTGAAAAATGGGGAAGTGGTGTAAACGCTGGTGTCCTTCAAAACCATGCTACAGAGTTTTATTTGAATGGTGTAAAACTCAAAACGAAAAAGGAGTATGATGCGGAAGTAGCAGCGATCTTGCCGGAAGATGTTTTTAGAATGATTACTAACCCGTTATATTTCCCGACCATGAAGGCGCAAGATCAGAAAGCTATGTTGCTTGAAATGGCTGGTAACGTTACGAATGAGGAAGTAGCCAATATCAATCCAAAGTTTCAAGAGCTGATTAGTCTTATTTCAGGCAGAACCTTAGAGCAATTAGCAAAAGAAATAGCCTCTAAGAAATCAGCTATCAAAGATGAGTTAAAGGGTATTCCTGGTAGAATTGATTCGGTACGTGATGCAATGCCTGAAAGTGAGGACTGGGCGGTTTTGGAGAAGGAAATAGCCGACAAAAAAGAGAAAATTAAAGATATTGATAGCCAGTTAGCCGATAAAAGCAAACAGATAGAAGCAGAGTTCAAAGCCAAATCTGAGTTGCAAAAGCAAATCGGGAACAAAAAACTTGCCAAGTCGCAAAGAGAAAATGAGATAAGACAAAATGCCAATAAATCCTACCATGACGTACTGGATAATATTTCAAAGCTGGAATATCAAGTTAAAAGCAAGGATGCTGAAATATCCCGTAAACAAGAGGATCATTCTCGTATCAAAGCTACTATCGAAGCTCTAAATAATGATTTGGAAGTATTGAGAGGTAAGTTCTATGCCATAGATGCGGAAACGTTACAGTACCCGGAAGGAGCTTTTATTTGCCCGACTTGTAAAAGAGAGTTGGAGGTAGAAGATATTCAAGCCAAGCAACAAGAATTACAGGACAACTTTAATCTCAACAAGGCAAACCGACTGAAAGCAGTGCAAAATGAAGGCAAGGAAAAAGCTGCAAAAGTTGAAGAGCTTAAAAAGCAGTGTTCAATTATTCAAGCTGCTATAACTCAGTTGAGTAACGAGAAAGAAATATTGGTGCATAATATCAATGAATGTAAAGGGAATATGCCGGAAGAACAAGATACACAAAAGATCATTCTTTCCGATCCTACCTGGCTTTCTCTCAGTAATGAAATCGTAGATCTTGAAAACCAGTTAAAGGCAGAAGCCAAACCTATAGACACAACAGAGTTGAAAGAAGCTAAGGCTATTCTTTCTGAGGCTATAGATGAGCTGAATAAGAAGCTGGGTAAACGTGATACTATAGAACGTTCCAATAAAGTTATTGAGGATCTGGAGGATAGAAGAGATAAAAACAATGAAGCTCTGGCAGAACAAGAACGTTTGGAGTTTTTGGTACAAGACTTCCAGAAAGAAAAAGACAACAAGTTGATGGAACGTATTAACGGAATGTTCTCTTTGGTTAAGTTCTCGTTTATTAGCGAAAAGTTGAATGGGAATGAGGCTATAACCTGCTTTTGCTCTGTAGATGGTGTGCCGTTTGCCGATGTAAACAATGCTTCAAAAATCAATGCTGGGCTGGATATAATAAACGCTATATGTCGATCTGTAGGTATCACAGCACCCATTTTCATTGATAATCGGGAAAGTGTGAACGATCTTATACCTACCATGTCGCAAGTAATAAACCTCGTGGTTAGCAAAGATAAATCTTTGATGATACGTGTTGCCGGAAATGGAACAATGGAAGAATACAAACAACTTTAAATAATAATTTTATGACACAAGAAAATTCAAGTGGTACACAAGTAGTTAGTACCCAATCAACGAAAATGCCAGCACAGGCAAAAAAAATAGATGTGCTGAAAACTATGCTTAACGCTCCTTCTGTAATGGAACAATTTAAAAATGCGCTTTCTAAGAATGCTTCCACATTTGTTGCTTCCATTATTGATCTATACAACTCGGATTCAAATTTACAATTATGCGAGCCGAAAGCGGTTGTAGCGGAATGTCTGAAAGCTGCTGTTTTGAAGTTGCCAATCAATAAGGCTTTGGGGTATGCTTTCATTATCCCCTTCAATAATAGCAAAAAAGTAGATGATTTGGACGAAAAAGGTAAGCCCAAAATAGGCTCAGACGGTAAGCCTATCCAAAAGTATATCAAGGTTATGGAGCCAACGTTTCAACTGGGGTACAAGGGTTATATTCAGCTTGCGGAAAGATCCAACCAATACCGTACCATTAACGCAGATGTCGTTTTTGATGGTGAAGTTCGTAAAGTGAACAAACTTACTGGCGAGATCGCTTTTGACGGGGAAAAGAAGTCTGATAAGATCATAGGTTACTTCTGCTATTTTGAATTGCTTAACGGCTTCTCTAAGACGTTGTACATGACTGTTGAACAAATGGCTACCCACGCCAAACGCTACTCCAAAGGGTTAAAGAAGGAAACAACCGTAGAAAGCCTTATGAAACTTGCCGAACTGCCTTTCTCGGCAGACAGTAAAACCGTTGGATGGCTCGGTAATTTTCATGGGATGGCTATCAAAACCGTTATCAGAAATTTACTTAGTAAATACGGCTATCTCTCTATAGAAATGCAACAAGCATTTGAAAATGATGTTGAGGGTGCGGAAGAGCATACAGACGCTATGCCCACAATGGGAACACAACGTTTTGATGTATCAGATGTTAGCTTTGAGGAAGTTTCTACTACCAGTGCCAATACTGCAACGGCTTCCAATGAAAATAAGCCAGGTTTCTAATGGGAATGGAATTAAGAGTTTTGGGCAGCTCGTCCAGTGGTAATTGCTACATACTGGATAACGGCAATGAGGCTTTGATTATCGAGGCTGGAATACGTTTCATAGACGTAAAAAAGGCTTTGGATTTCAATATTCGCAAAGTCGTAGGCTGCTTAATAACTCATCAGCATAACGATCATGCTAAATATGCTAAGGCAATGGTAGATTGTGGCTTTCATGTATTGGCTCTTCCAGAAGTGATAGAAAGCAAGGAATTGAAAGGTTCCAGAGTAAAAGCCATTAAAGTAGGATCGGGCTATCTGCTTGGTGGTTTTCGGGTGATCCCCTTCCCTGCTTTCCATGATGTACCTTGTGTTGGCTATTTCATTAAACACCCGGATTGTGGTAGTATTATGTTTTTAACGGATAGTTGCCAGTCTGGATATACTTTTTCCGGATTGAATCATATACTGATTGAATGTAATTACTCTGATACGAAACTGATAGAAAGCATTAATGCCGGGCGTGTCCTTCCTACACAAAGAAACAGATTAATGGTTTCTCACATGGAGCTGGAAAGTTGCAAACAAGCTCTAAAAGAAAACGATTTGAGCAACGTTGCAAACATAGTTCTTTTACACCTCTCATCTAATAACAGCGATGAGCATTTATTTGTATCTGAGGTGCAAAAAATTACTGGAAAGGCGGTTTATGCTGCTAAACCAGGTTTGAGTATAACCTTAAACAATTTTTAGGTATGATACAAGGATTTTCAGAGCAAACAAAACCTCTAACCGATTATGAGGACAAAGTTATTCTGCCTCTCATAGTACAAGGGCTTCACGGTAAGGTGGGTAAATATAAAGCGATTACAAATAAAGCGATGTGTTCGGCTTTAAAGTCTTATGGGTGTAAAATTGATAGTCCACGAATAAGAAAGATTATCAACCATATTAGACTTTCGGGTATGGTGATTGGGCTGATCGCCACAAGTGAAGGCTACTATATCGCAGAAACACGTAAGGAGCTGGAAGATTACCTGAGAAGCCTTGAAGGTAGAGAAGGAGCTATACACGCAGTTAGAAAGAGTTTAGAAAAACAGCTACAGCTATATGACAAATAAAGTTTTGATAGAAAAGAAGGGTGGGCTATTTAACCTTAGACCGTTATACGACTTGTTTTCTCATTCGGTAGATGGGATTTACCAGGTAATAGTGAAAAAGGTTAGGAAGCCACGTTCCAACGATCAAAACGGCTGGCTATGGGGGTGTATCTATCCAATGCTGTTAGATGGGTTGCTTAATGCCGGATGGGAGTTTACAAGCGTGGAACAAGTACACGAGTTTTTTAAGGCTCAAATGACTAAAGACAAAGTAGTAAACAAACATACGGGTGAGATTATAGAGTTTCCCGGATCAACTGCAACAATGGACACGTTAACATTCTCAACATATTGCGAGAAGCTCAGAGAGTATGCTTTGGAATACTTGAATATAGAAATACCTGATCCCGATCCTAACTGGAGGAAAGCCGATGAAGAAAATACCTAATCACTTGGTAAATGAGCTTATCCGGCTTATTCCAGTGCTAATAGAAAATATCCCACACGAAGGTAGAAGTACCAGAGTGGATAATGCGATACGATTAACTAACAAAATTGTCAAACGATTAAAATCTTTAAAAGGTGAAAGTAATTGAAATTACTGAGATTGAAGTAAAGGCAGCTTTAGACGTTGCTAAAAGTGAAGAAGTGAAAAACGTGTTGGTAGCCTTGTTCTGCAAAGGTGAAAAGAAACCAACCCCTACCCTTGATGATTACACGACAATCCGAAGTTATGAGGATGCGTGTGCTGCTTTAAAGTGTTCCCCTATTGATGAGAAGGCTTTGCATTCTGCTGGAGTAAGAAAAGGGATTATTGCCTTAATCAAACTTGAAACAATCAGCCGGGCTTTGTGGGGTAAGAATTACCAGCCTAAACCGGATGCAAGCGGTAATAGCCGTTTCTATTTCCCCTGGTTTGCTTTGTGGACTGAGAGAGAAATTAAAGAAACAGAAGATCTTGTATATATCCCAGTTATTGACGCTCTAAACAATCGTGCGGGCTTCGGTTATGCGCATACGTGTAACGCCCCCTCGGATACGATTGCGTCTGTCGGCTCTCGGCTTTGGCAAGAATCAAGAGAGAAAGCAAAGTATTTCGGGCAGCAATTCATTGAATTGTGGTTTGATTATTTGATGTTTAATGTAAAGAAGGTGCAAGAATGACAACAATATTTTATATACTGATAGCCTTCTGCCTTTTCTTTGAAGTGCTGAATTTGGCAGCTTGCAAAAAAGTTTTCGCTGCTGTGGAAAAGTATAAGGACAAAAACGATCTCACTGAGATAAGCCCGGTTTTCGCTGTTTGGAGAATGTGCAACTGGATCTACCTTATATTGTGCTTCATAGGTTTAATAAGCTCTCAATGGATAGGTTTTCTTGCATTGATTGTTTTAAGCCTTATCCCTAAGAAGTGGTTTACATGGAGAATTATAGATAACATATTAGGAATCGCAATCTTACTGTTTGTTCTCTTGAATAAGTACCACTTTCAAATAGACTTCAATTCATTAATAATCAAACTTATTTTGCAATGAAAGATATAATGTTGGCTGATACTCCAGTGGAGCAAAGAGCGCAAATTTTACGTGATAGCTGCGATGAGGTCGTAGAGAAAAGTTATCTCTCAAAGTTCTCTCAGGAAGAAACTAATGAGCTTCGGGCTAACCTTGTAGAAGTTCAGATACAGATGCAAGAACTGACAGAAAATTTTGATGTAGTTAAAGCTGACTTCAAAGGGAAAATGAAGCCACTGCAAGAACGGATCGGAAAAATGCTTGATGATTTGAGAAAAGGCGGTGAGTACATTAAAGGTGAGTGCTACAAGTTCATAGATCAAGACGAAGGAAGAGTAGGTTACTATACGCCAGACGGTTATTTGCTGGAGGAAAGACCTATGAAGCCGGAAGAAAGGCAGAAAACAATTCAAATGGCAGTGCGCTTGACTGGCACAGATAATTAATTTATTAACATCTTAATTTTTAAAACATTATGGAAGAAAAAAACAAAGGTTTGAACATTAACATCGAACATTACACTGGAGAGAAACCTATTGAAGTAGTTTATAGACTTGGTGACGCAGCACAAGCACAACAACCGCTTGCAACCAAAGCCCCGGAAAAGATCAGTGTTTCCGGCACTATCTCCACTCCGTATGAATGGCTTTCCAAGCGAATAGACACTGTAGATCAGAAACGTGCAAATGTCGTTGTGGATCGTGAGAAAATGACAATTCAGCTCACTGTAAACGAAGATGATTATTACAATAAAAACACGTTCACTGGTACGGTTGAAGTATCTGAAACATTTGAGAAGTTCGGCATTAATGATGGTGAAAAGGGGTGGATCCCTGCCAAATTAGGACAATTTTTGCGTCTGAATCGTGGTTTGTTTGAAGATAAAGAAAAGTGCATGGTGCTTGTTTCCAATCTCAAAAACTTCAATGCAAAAGCAAAGGCAGAGATTGAGAAACAAAGAGATCCTTCTGGCTCCGTTGCTGATGTTTACCGTTGCCAGGTAGAAAGTAATTTACCGAAGAGTTTTACCGTAAACATGGCTATCTTCAAGGGAACTGCAAAACAGCCCATCGAAATTGAGTTCGATCATTATCTGACAAATGGAGAAGTGTTTTTGCAACTTGTTTCGCCAGGAGCAAATGAAGTGATGGAAAGTTACAGAGATAAGTGTATTGATGAAGTGTTGGATAAGATCAAGGATATTGCCCCCGATATTGCAATTCTGGAAGTGTAACCGTTCAAACATGATTATAGGAAAGCTGGGAATTATCCCGGCTTCCTTAAAAATTCTCTCTATGGCAAGAAAACAAGAAACTCCTATGCCTTTCTATGTTGGCGATTGGTTGAGGTGTCCTGAATTAAGGGTACTTCCACCAGACGTTAGGGGCTTGTGGATGGATATGTTATGCTATATGTGGGAAAGTGTAGAACGTGGTGTTATGGTTATGCCAAACGGACAGCCTTGTACGAAAGAAGATATAGCCCGTATCATAGGTACGGATTGCTCAGGATCTTCTAAATGGGTAGATTCTTTGATAGAAAACAAGGTGTGTGAAGTTCGGGAAGATGGAGCTATTTATAGTAGGCGTATGGTAAAAGACAACCTGATAAGTGAGAAAAGAAGGCTGGCAGGTAAGAAAGGGGGTGAGATCACTAAGGCAAGGGTTTTCATTCCAAAAGCAGAAGCAGAAACGATCCTACAAGAGCAGCCCCAACAACCGCAACAGGAAGTTTTACTGTTTCCACAAGAAAGCCCACCACCTTTAACGCCAGAGCAGCAAAAAAAGGCTGAGAAGGCAAAAAAATACAAGTATGCTGAGTTCGTAACACTAACAAGGGATGAATACGCTAAGTTATGCGCTGAATATTCTGAGGAAGGAGCCAAACGGATGATTGAAATACTTGATAACTATAAAGGATCAAAAGGGAAAAAGTATAGTTCTGACTATAGAGCCATACTAAACTGGGTAGTAAATAGATATAACGAAGAAATACAAAAGTATGGATATAAACATAAAGAATCAGCTTCAAAAGATCCTGGATCGGCAACTGGAAACGACTACAGAAACACGATTTAGAATAGAAGGATATTCTAAGGAAACAGTTCAGGAAATGCTGCTTATGTGCTATCAGCATGAGGTGCGCAAAAGGCGTATTCCGTTTCAGGAAGATAAGGAAACACTGGAGAAAATAGAAAAGGCTGCAAAATGGCTTACTGGCGATTATAAAGTAGGATTGCTGCTATATGGAATAGTGGGATCCGGCAAATCTACTTTAGGCAAGGCGATTTGTAACCTTATCGGTATTCTACACAATAGCTCCATATCCAGTGAGCGAAAAGGTGTATTCCGGGTTTCAGCTTTGGATTTGGCAAAAAATGTGGCTAATGATCCTATGTACTTCAATAAGCTCAAAAATCAAGAACTGCTTTTTATTGATGATATAGGAACTGAACCAGCAAGTGTAAAAAGTTGGGGTAACGAGTTCTCACCAGTGGTAGAACTGCTTTATGCCAGATATGATAGACAGTTATTCACTATTGCAACTTCCAATCTCAAAGATTCCGATTTTGGGGAACGTTACGGTATAAGAATAGCTGATCGGATGGAAGAAATGTTTGAACGTATTTATTACCAAAACAAGAGTTATAGAAAATGAGTGAGATAAATTGGAACGAGTTAAAAGACAAAGCCCATTCCAACGCAGTAAAACATGGATTTTGGGAAGGCAGACCAAGCGATAAGCACTTTCTTTGCCTGGTTATTTCGGAGCTTATGGAAGCTGTGAACGCCCATAGAAGAAATAAGTTTGCAAGAGTACCAGCCAACAGAAAAGAAACAATATTCGATGATCGTACTTTCCACCATGAAAACAAGTATTTCAGAGAAAACTTTGAAGAGTATGTGAAAGATACAGTAGAAGATGAATTAGCGGATGCTGCTATTCGATTACTGGATCTTGCTGGAGCAAATAATCTGAATTTAAATAGATTCTGTTTGCAACACGTAGTTACTCCTAAGAAAAGTTTTACAGAAAATATATATGCTATCGTAAAAGATTTGGTGAACTACAAATATTCTCAGGAAGAACAGATTAACTATGCTCTTCACCAGATACGAAGATTATCCGAAATTCTCAAAATTAACTTACTGTGGCATATTGAGCAAAAGATGTATTATAACGAAGGTAGGGAAAATAAACACGGAAAGGAATATTAAAATTTACCAAGTAAACATTATGAATACGAGTTTTGAACGAAGTAAGCAGACAACGGATGAGTGGTACACTCCCAAATGGATAGTGGACGCTTTAGGGAGTTTTGATCTTGATCCATGCGCTCCTGAAAACCGTTTGTGGAACACCGCCAAAAGACATATAACGCCTTCTGAGGATGGTTTAAAAACTGAATGGGGGGGGGTAAGAGTATGGTTAAATCCTCCGTATTCACGTCCTCTTATTGAGCGATTTGTGGAAAAGATGGTAAGGAACAACAACGGTATAGCATTGCTTTTTAATCGCTGTGATAGCAAGATGTTTCAAGATCTCATTTTCCCAAATGCAAGCGCAATAATGTTTGTGAAGGGTAGAATAAAATTCTATCGACCAGATGGTACACAAGGAGATAGCCCAGGGTGCGGTAGCGTTCTTATAGCCTTTGGTGAGGAAAACGCAAAAATACTGGAATATTCTAATATACCTGGTAAATATATAAAACTCAACAATTAAGATGGAAAAGAAAAAAGTAATATTGACCTTATGCAAGTCTTTCCCCGTAACTCATAGCAAAGCTGGCGAGGCTACAGACTTTGAAAAGAAGCTGAAAGACAAAAGTAAGATCCATACAATCCGATACAACGCAAAAAATGTATGGAATGGACGGTATAAAGATATTGTTTCTGGTAAAAAATATCTTTCAATACGTGAATGGACTGGCAGACCGTATAATTCGGAGCAAAAGGAAATAGCCCAATTACCCAAAATCGGACTGCAACACGTAACCATGACATATAGCTCTGAGGATGCTTACCCTGAAATATGGATAGACAACAAGAAAGTTTCAATCCATGAAGTAGCGAAAAATGATGGTCTGAGCGTGGAGGACTTTGTAGAATGGTTTTTCGGGAACAACAAAGAGAATGTTTTTGAAGGTGTAGTTATTCATTTTACAGATTTTCGGTACTGATATGAGCGAACAAGAATTAAAAGAGCAACTTGGTGATGAACTTTGCGAGTTTTGCCCCTGGCGAAAAGGTGAAATAGATCATACGTTCGATTCTCTTTGTGAAGGCTCTTGTTGCGATGATGCTTTTGATAACTTTTTAGATGAAAACGAAGGTTATTTCGATGATGAAGAATAATCACTGTAGCGAATGTAAATACTATTGGTGTTATCCTCATACAACCCAAATGTATTGCTACAAGTTAGGTAAACGGATAACAGCCAGAAAGAAAAGCTGTAAACATTATCAACCCAATAGTTAATAAAAATGGAAACTAATGCAACAAAAAGAACTGATATTTTCCAGATAGATCCACGTAACATAGTGGTAATGGATGATTTCAATGCTCGTAGAGATTTCGATTTAGAGGAATTAAAGGAGCAAATCAAGGCTAAAGGAGTTCTTAACCCTATTACCGTACTTCCTTTCAAAGATGAGGACGGTATAGAACGGTACAAGCTGGTGGATGGTGAAAGACGCTATCGAGCTACTATGCTTGCGATTGAAGAGGGTATAAACATTCCTTACATTAAGGCTTTGAAGCTGCCTAAAGACACAAGTACGGAAGAGCTTCTAATCGAGCAGATGATGAGAAATGAGGGAAAGCGTTTTTCTGAATATGAGTGCGGTATCATGTTCAAACGCTTTAAAGAAGAGTTCGGATATACCCAAAATGAGATAGCTGAAAAGTTTAAAAAATCTCCAGCTTTTGTGAGTAAATGTTTATCCCTAATGGATCTCCCGATAGAGATTCAGGAACGTATTATAAACAAACAAATATCGGCTTCTGCTGCTAAGGACATTGTAGCCAATTACGATACGGAAGAGGAACAAGTAAACGCCACGAGAAAAGCCGTAGAATTAGCCGAAAAGCAAGGAAAAAGGACTGTTACCAATAAAGAGATTAACGCTGTACAGAAAGAGGCTAAGGAAGCCAAAGAGATAGCTCAGGTACTCCGTAAGGTGTGGGCTTATCTGGATGGCGGTGTTATGGTAGATGTGGATAAGCTGGCTATCCTTCTGGATAAAACAGAGAGTTTGAGTAATGCAATGAAACAATATAAAAAATTGAGTAAATGAAAGTAGTGTTTTTTGACCTGGAAACTACAGGAACGTTAGTAAACAAACATGGGATCCACCAAATTAGCGGTATGATCGTTATAGACGGTGAAGTAAAAGAAACCTTTGATTTCAAGGTACAGCCTAACCCTAAAGCGGAAATAGTGCAAGAGGCTTTAGATGTGGCTGGTGTAACCAAAGAGCAGATTCTATCTTATCCGGCAATGGGGTATGTGTACGGACAATTTACGGCTATTTTGAACAAATACGTGGATAAGTACAATAAGCAGGATAAGTTTTTCCTTGCTGGTTATAATAATGCTTCATTTGATAACCAGTTTCTCCGTGCATGGTTTTTACAGAATGGGGATAAATATTTCGGATCTTACTTCTGGAGTAATTCTATAGATGTAATGGTTTTGGCAACTCCTTATCTGGCTTCTCAACGCTCACAGATGGAAAATTTCAAGCAAGGAACTGTAGCAAAGGCACTCGGTATAGAAATAGACGAAAGTCGGCTACATGATGCCTTGTATGACATTCAAGTATGCAAATCTATTTACGATATTGTTTCACCATATAAAATGTAATGTTATGGAAAAGATTAATATTCAACTTCCTCAGTATTGGAAAAAGAAGAAACTTAACCCGGAGTTTATAAAAGAACTTGAATCAACTGCAAAAAGCGATCCGTTTACAAAAGATGAGTTCGGGGAATATCGGTTTGGTACATTTCTTCATGGTTGCGCTATTGTCAAAGTTGAAATGACTGATAACCTTCTGAGCGTTGCTATTCACAGCCAACATCCTATAGGTTTGCCAATGATTAAGGAGATTCGCTATAAATACGCTCCGAATAATTGTCTTATGACAATGCTAATGCCTTCAAGGGAACAGCAGATTAGCGATAATACCGTAGTGCTTTATCAGATTCCAGGATCTTTTAGCGATACGACAGATGTTGAATTTGAGGAAGGGAAAGAATGATCTATATAGGGATTGATACAGGTGTACATACCGGGATTGCTATCTGGGATAACCGAAAGCGTTCTTTGGAAATGGTAAAACAAATGCCTATTCATAGGGCTATGGCGGTTGTTCAGTCTTATGCGGATATGCAAAAGACGGGTGTAGGCGATAAAATCATAGTAAGAGTGGAAGATCCACGACAACGCACCTGGTTTGGTACAGAGAGAATGACACGTGAAGAGGAACGGAAGAGGCTACAAGGTGTAGGATCCGTAAAACGTGATGCTACAATTTGGGAAGATTACCTTACCGAACTTGGTGTTGAGTTTGAAATGGTTGCTCCTAAACGGAATATAACAAAGATGAGCCAGGAATATTTCAAGCAGCTTACGGGATGGAAAAAGCAAACCAACGAGCATAGTAGGGATGCTGCCATGTTAGTATTTGGCTTTTAGATGTTTTTTGCCCTTTGTTGGCGTATATATACACCAAAATTTATATCTTTGCATTAATTGATAACATTGATATTATGACTATTACGACAACTATCTTTATAGTAGCAGGTGCTTTAGCGGTATTCATTACCGCTATGCACTTTGCAAATCTTTTCCTACCGTATGATCCGATTACACCAGGTAAATCTATTACCGTATATCTGGATGGTAAGTTTAATAGGGTGGCAACGATCACGAGTATAGAGAACGGTTGTATCTATGTGTATGATAAATTCCCGTTGCCATTGCATTATAGAGGAAAATTTTACGCTGTAGGCAGAATGACGGACGGGCATAAGGTTATGTTTTTAGGGAAGCGGAAACTTTATCTGTTGATGCGCTTTGTGGAGGCTTTCAGAAAGATTGCCCGTATTCCTGAATTTGAAAAGGAGGTTTAACATGGAAGAGATAGAGATTGTTTACCGTAAAATCTCGGATCTAACTCTGTTGGATGATAACCCACGAAAGATAAGCAAGAGAGATTTAGAGCGTTTGGTAGATTCCATCCGCATAAATGGTTTCTGGAAGCACCGCCCTATTGCCTTATCTGAGCGTGAAGGAAAGTTATATGTACTGGCAGGACACCAACGGATAAAGGCTGCAAAGAAGCTGAAAATATCGGAAGTGCCGACAATCTTGTACCACAACCTGACCGAAGAGCAGGAAGCGGATATAGTTCTAAGGGATAACATCAACAATGGTGAATGGGATTTTGAAAAGCTACAGCTTGGAGATTGGAGCAACAAGGCTGATTTCTCTTTTATCGGTTTAGATATTCCAGTAGAGGATAAACAGCCGGAAGATGAGGAAGTAGCCGATGAAGAACAAGAGGATAACGAGAAAGAGGAAGGCTCGGAAGATGATCCGATAGCGGATGAAAAAGAGGATTTTTACAGATCCATGCTTAACGATTGTTTGTATGAGAGCAATAATGAGTTTGACATTCCTAATTTGTTGCTGGAAGAACAAGCCGGAAAACTTCTTTTGCCTTTTGCCCCCTGGGGAGCTGATAGCCGATTAAGGAAAGATGTTGCTACTTACCACTTCTATGTAGATGATTATCGCTTTGAAGCTATTTGGAAAGATCCGATCAAGGTGCTAACCAGTGGTGTAAAAGCGTTGGTAGAGCCAAACCTTTCCGTTTACGATACAACCCCGATAGCTTACGGTTTACAACAGATTTACAAGAAACGTTGGATAAGCCGATACTTTCAAGAGTGCGGTATCAAGGTGTACGCAGATCTGAATGTTTCTGTGAAGTTCAAAGAGTATAATAAACTGGGCTTACCAAAAGGGTATAACGCTTTTTTCACTCGTGGCTATGCTGGTCGGTTGGAATATCTGAAAGGAGAGCTTGAAGTAGCCAAAGAAATATCCGGCTTGCAAACTCCTAACTTGCTTGTGTATGGCGGTGGTGATGAGATCAGAAAGTTTTGCATAGATAACAGCCTGGTTTACGTCCAGGACTTTATTAACGATAAAAGTTCAAAAAAAGATGGCAAAAACAAGCGGAAGTAATGGAGGTTTGCCGAATGGCGATTCAAACTACAAAGGTAAGGTAGGCAAACTGGAACCTTTGGCTTCAATTAAGAACCCGAAGGTGTACAAGACTGTAAAAGAAAGTATCTCACGTTTTCACTCTGTTTTGGGAGTAAGACAGAAAGATATTAAGATCGGACAACTGGAGGCTGGTACGGGTGGAGTGCATATTTCCCAAAATGGAGTATCTAAACAAGTCGTTTTGAATAAATCCGTTTTCAATGGGAAAAACACCACAACCCAAAGCGTTGCTAAATGGGCTGAAAAAGGTTACAAAAGCGGACACTTGACGAAAACCAACAAGCCAGTAGCACATATTGTTACTCACGAGCTGGCGCACGCAACTTGGAACAACCATTTAACAAGCCCCAATGCAAAGGCAGCAAGTAAAAGCATAAACAGCCTTTATAAGAAATGGGGTAATGATAAATCGAAACAAGGTTATGGTAAATATGCCAAAACCAATGTAAACGAGTTCTGGGCAGAAGTATGTACAAAAGCCGTTCATGGTAAGGCAGATAAGTACACAAAAGCAGCTAAAGATATAATCAAGAAGTATAAATTATAACGTATATTTGCGGAAAACGCAATAAAATATTGAGCTATGGATAAAATAGAATTAACCGATTTGCAAAAGCAGCTTATTCAAAAGCAGCTAAATGAAAAGTACGATCCGTTTATGGCTACGGAAGAAGAACAAGAAGCCTTCAATGACGTAATAGACAAAGCCGAAGCATTATCGGATGAACTGGACGCTGTAGATGATTACATAGACAACTACAACGGTGATATGATAGCCTGGTTTTGGGCAAAGTACCAAGAGCAGGAACAAAAGGAACAATGATAAATTAACCAGGTAAAGAATTAATCAGGTGGGAGTTCCTATCTGATTTTTTCTTTCCTTAATCGGTGTATATATACGCCAAAGAAACAACGAATAAACAACGGAATGGCACTCTTTGAGAAAGGCAATAACATAGGGAATAGATTCACAAGCGAAAACCAACCAAAGAAAAATGGTCGGAAGCCCTCAATGTATAAACAGCTCAAAGAGCTTACAGGTAAAAAAGTAGATTATGAGCTGAGCAAAGAGGACTATTATAAAACAATTCGGTTTCTTCTTGAACGCTCCAAAGGAGAGCTAAATAAAATCATGGCTGACGCAAACAGAGAAGATAGCACTACTCCTATTTGGGTGTGCAATATTATCAGTGCAATCTTCACAGATATTCGCTTTGGTCGGACTTCAACGGTTGAAATGATATTCGATAGAATTTTTGGCAAAGCAGCCCAACCGATAGAAGGGGATATAAACGCTAATGTGTCTGGAGGACTGGAGCCGGATCTATCCAAACTTTCAACCGAAGATCTTTTGGTTTATCATGGACTATTAGAAAAGATGAATGGCAAAAAATAAAAACATACAAATACCAATGGCTCTTGCAGTCAAAATAGAGCTGTTTAAACGTGGCTGTTTTGACTTCATTACTGTTAAGGATGGAAAGAAGCACGAAAAGCAGGAAAAGGCTTTGCAGATCCTTACAGACAATGAGCACGCAGAGTTTTTGTATGGTGGTGGTGCTGGTGGTGCTAAGTCGTGGACTGGTGCTGCCTGGCTTCTTTTTATGTGCCTTTGTTATCCAGGTTCCAAATGGTTTATTGGTCGAGCTGAGTTAAAGCGTATTACCCAATCTACCTTAATAACGTTCTATAAGGTTTGTAACCAATACGGAGTAGAAGATACTTTGTATAAATACAATGGGCAGTATAACTATATAGAGTTTTACAACGGATCCCGTATAGATTTGCTGGATTTGATGTATAAGCCTGGAGATCCTTTTTATGAAAGATACGGATCTATAGAATATACTGGCGGTTGGATAGAAGAAGGTGGAGAAGTAAACTTCGGTGCTTATGACACTCTTAAAACTCGTGTAGGTCGCCACTTGAATAATGAGTTAGGGTTAAAACGAAAGTTGTTTATCACGTGTAACCCTAAAAAGAACTGGATGTATGATACCTTTTACACTCCATTCAAGAAAGGTATATTGCCTGAGTATATGTACTATCTGGGTTGTTTGGTACAAGAAAACCCCTTCATAGATCCAGACTACATAGAAGGTTTGAGAACAACCAAAGATAAGGTTAAAAGAGAGCGTTTGCTAAAAGGTAATTGGGAGTATGACGACAACCCCAATGCGCTTTGTTCTCACGATGCGATTACAGCCATTTTTAATAATCTGCTATCAATAACCACTGGGAAGAACTATATAACAGCAGATATAGCCCGATTTGGATCCGATTACGCCCGGATTTGCGTTTGGGATGGTTATACGATCATAGACTTAAAATGCTTTCCACTAAGTAAAACGACGGACATACAGAAATGTATTCAACACTTCCAGAAAAAATACAGAATACCTAAATGGCGGTGTATCGCTGATGAGGACGGTGTAGGCGGTGGCGTGGTGGATAATTGCGACATACAAGGCTTTGTAAATAACAGTCGTGCTTTAAAGGATGAGAACTACCAGAACTTGCAAACACAATGCGGTTACAAGCTGGCAGAACACATAAACGCCTCAGAGATTGGGATCAATGAGGAACTGTTAAGCTCGGCAGACAAAGAGCAAATTATCCTTGAACTGGAGCAGTTGCAAACATGGGATGTGGACGGAGAAGGCAAATTAAAGCTAAAACCGAAAGAGGAAATCAAGCAGGAAATTAGATGTTCTCCAGACTGGCGAGATGTGTTTTTAATGCGCTGTTGGTTTGACTATAACGAGTATGATATACCAGATGATATAGAAGCAAGATTAGGAGTTATTTAAAAATTTGAATTATGGGATTTTTTAATGTTATCAAGAATGAGGTAAAAGCTGCTGTAGGTTATCAACAGAATTTTACAGCTTTGTTGGAGGCTAAGGATATTTCAAGAGCCTTAAACTATATGCAAGATCGCTCCGGCTTTGCTGAAAAAGCCTTGCTGGAGTACAAGGTAGAAAACCATGAGGTTATGAAAAGGCAGGATAAAGCCGTTTATGATAAGAAAGGGAATTTTCTTAGATGGCAAAAGCGTTGGAAAATTCCTATCCCCTATCAGTCTTTCATCAATGAAATTGCGCTTGTTTTCTTATATGGCAGACCCGTAAAATGGACGCAAAGAAGCAAAGGTACTGATTATGCTTTTGAGCAATATATAAAACTGCTGGAGCATTTACGCTTCAACGCCAATGTAAGAGAGGCTAAACGTGTTGCTGGTGCTGAGGGTACTTCCGCTATGCTATTTCATGTGTTCCGAAATAAAGAAGGAAAACCAGATGTATTATTGAATGTGTTATCTAAACAAAACGGTGATGATATTTACCTTATCAAAGATCAGTATAAGCGTATGACTGCTTTTGCTTGGGGGTATTATCTGAATGAATCCGGCAATCGGAGCATCTACCATGTGGATATTTACAAAGATGATACGGTTTACTACTGTAAGCGTGTTAGTGTAGGTTGGGAAGTGAAGGCAATCCCTAATGTGATAGGGAAAATTCCCGTTATCCTCTTTGAACAAGAGTTAGAGCATGAAGGAACACAGCCCATGATACACCGTGTAGAAAGCATGGAATCAACAGATGCAGATGTAAATGATAGATTTGCTAACCCGGCAATGGTAGCAACCGCAGAAGTGCTTAACAGCTTGCCTAAAGCAGAAGAAGAGGCAAAACTATTCATTCTAAAGGAGGGTGGCAAGGTTGAATATCTTACATGGGATCAGGCTTCACAAAGCAAGGCAAATGAATACGAACGGCTGGATAAGCATATTCTTTCAAAATCTTTTACTCCTAACATAGATTTTGACAATATGAAGAGTTTGGGCAATCTGTCTGCTAAAGCTATCAGAAAAGTAATGCTGCTTGCAGTGATTAAGGCTGAGAAACGAAAGGAAACCCACGATAATTACATGAATAGAACGGGTAATTTGCTACGTGCTATTCTTGGTAATGTTTTGGACTACCAACACAAAGCCGAATATGAAGCATTACAGTTAGGGCATGAGTTTCAAGAACCATTCGGTGAAGATGTGAGCGATATTCTTGCTGATATATCAAAGCAGTATAACGATGGAGCGATAAGCCGACAAACTTATGTGGAAATGAGCTACCTTATCAAAGATGCAAAAACGGAAATTGAGCGTTTGAAGCAGGAAGATTTAGAAGCCATAGCTAAACAGCAGGAGTTAAACAGAATAGATGTGTTCGGTGGAGGTGAATAATGGCAAAGAAAGTAAAACCATCAGAAACAAAGTACCATTGTAGGGATTGCAAGCACTCTTACGACTGGCACGAGAAGGATTATAAAGGTGAGTTCTTCCTTTGTCGGTGTCCTTTCTTCAAATACTCTAAATTCTTAAACAAAGATCACTGTGAACACTTTGAGTTAAAGCGCAATGGCAAAAACTAAATACGTCAATTCCACGCAGCTACAAAAAGAGCTGTTTAAACGTACAGAAGGGTACGCAGCTAATGTACGTGCGATTTATCAAAACTACTTACTCCAGATTATTAACCTGGTAAAAGGTACGGAGTTGGAAGAAGGTAAACCGTTCTCTTTCTCCGAATATGGCTATAGTGATGAGGCTACAGCCATATTTAGAGAAATGTACAGCCGTTTGTATCAAGAAATAAGGAATGACGTGCAAAATGAATGGCTGCTTTCCAACCAACATAACGATGAGCTGGTAAAAAGTGTGTTCGGTGAAAACTCTATCAATGATAACCACTTTGCCCGATTCTTTAAGCGCAATATGGAGGCTATGGACGCTTTCTTTGCTCGGAAAACTGGAGAAGAAGGGCTAAGCCTATCGCAAAAGGTATGGAGGTACACAGGACAATTTAAAGAAGAGCTTGAAAACTGCTTGGATTTGGCTATAGGAGAGGGTACAGGAGCCAACAAGTTAGCTTCCAAAATACAGACCTACCTACAAGATCCTGATCGCTTTTACAGAAGATTCAGAATAAAGGTCGGTGAGGATGAAAACGGAAATACTGTGTATGGTCGTGTATGGAAACGTAGGGTATATGACAAAGAAACCGAAAGTTATAAATGGGTAGATGATAACCCAAAGAAATATCATCCTGGACGTGGTGTATATAGATCTTCATACCGTAATGCCCAACGTTTGGCACGTACAGAAACCAATATAGCCTACAGAACTGCTGATTTTGAACGATGGGGGCAATTAGATTTTATAATTGGCTATGAAATCAAGCTGTCAAACAACCACCCATGCCATGATATTTGCGATGAGCTTGCTGGCAAATATCCCAAAACGTTTAAATGGACTGGTTGGCATCCGAATTGTCGGTGCTACATGATTCCTATTTTAGCTGGTGAAGATGATATAGAGGATATGCTTAACAAGATCCTGGCTGGAGAAGATGAAGAAATAAGCAAGAAAGGGCAAATAACGGAGTTTCCAGATGAATTTGTGCAATGGGTAAAGGATAACGAAGATCGCATGAATGAAGCCAAAACAAAAGGCACTCTACCCTATTTCGTCAAGGATAACTATACGGATATAGAAGAAATCTTGCATCCTCTCACACCTGAGCAAAAACACTACAAAGGGCTGGTTGCTCAATATGGGGAAGAAAACGTACAAAAGCTATATGAGGCTTTCGATTCTTTCAAAGCCAAAATCTCTACTGGTGATTTGGAGTACCAAATCAAGAAGCTAAAGTTTGAGGCTAATTGGGTTGAGGAAAAGAATAAATTCCCGACTTCTCCCGAAATGGTGAAAATGCTTAAAAAAGAGCTGGCTATAGTTGAGGCAAAATTTCAATACCAGCAAGCCGTAAATGCTGCCAAGCCTATTTTGAACTATAAAAGCAAGAGTAAACCGTTAAATTCGATTCTGGCAGAACTGAATGAGGCTATAGCCAATGAAGCAACTGCAAATGAGATACAAGCCTTGACAGCAAAAGCGACTGCCAAAATACAAGAGATAGAAAAGGCTCGGCTCGCAAAGCTGGTTAAACAAGGTGCGGACGGATCTACTTTGGATCTTTACGCAACAGAAAAAGAAAAGCTGGAAATAGCAAGGCTCCAATCTGAATATGATAAGGCTATGGATCTATACGGCAGTCAGTGGAATAGTGAAGTAAGTGCTTGTTATGTCCGGCTTGCTGATTATAAAAAGGAGTTGGCTTTAAAGTATGTATCAAAACAAGGCAAGTTGGTTAAACTGAATGGAGAAACTGAGGAACTGGCAAAAAAAGCACTGGAAGAGTATATAAATGCGCCAGTTAATCATAGTGCTAATAACGCCATCGGTGGACGTTGGCAGAACTATAGTAGTGAAGCTGGAGCAATGGAGCGTTATAGCAAAAAAACGGGTATATCCGTAGATGAACTTGCTTTGATAAACCGCTATACATACGGCTCCAAGTGGTGTAATAATTACGGTTATGGTATTGTAGATCCGTACTTTGGCAAAATACAAGATTATGGGGGATTATGCCAAAAATATTATCCGGCTTGTAATGCTGCCTTAGAAAAAATGCCTCGCTATAATGGTACTGTATTCTCTGGTATCAGCTTTGACGCTATGAAGCTGGATAAGTATATTCAAGAAATGAAAGCGTGTCTATCATCCGGGCAACCCTATGTAAACAAAGCCTTCATGTCCTCTACTACCAATATTGATAGAACTGCTATCTTTGGAGATAACCTAATGCTGGTTATCAAAAGTAAGAAGGGTGTAGATGTAAAAGCCATTTCCCATTATGCCAGTGAAGATGAAATTGTGTTTCGTGCCGGATCCCGTTTTAAGGTGCTGAATGTTTATCAGGAAGAAACACGAAAGTACGGCTTTGGAAAAGGCTGGGTAGTTGAGCTGGAAGAGATATAAGAAAGAGCCATTACCAACGCTGGCAATGGCTCTGAACTGCCCTAAAGCAGCTATTATCAGCTCTCAACAGATAATCTAATTTTCCCAATTTCTCCAATCTATACGCCCATATTGAGTATAATTGATCGGTATAACAACAGTTAAGGTTTGAGGGTTATATCTACTTTTAAGTTCGTACATTTGAGTAGTATATTTATTCCAGAAATCACGTCTATAACCTCTCTCGTAATAAAAAGCAACTACAAAATACTTACCTACTGGTAACGTTATCTCTTTAGTTTCATCTTTGGAAGATTCAACTTCATATATTGGGGAAATCGTAGAACCGTCTTTCAATAACAAACGGCTTTCATCTATCAACATGGTATATATAGGATCTTCTTGTAGCTTGGTGTATTGGTAATAAGAATCAAAACCAGTATTAAATGTTTTTCCGTCAAAAGTTGAGGCTTTATCTGGATCGAAAAAGAGAAAACGGATAATATTAGTTTGTTTATCCGCATACTCTGAACTGGAAGTTGTTGTGTAGCCGTTTATCCATACTTCTTGCTGAGTTTTATTAGAATAATCATCCTCTTTAGTGGAACAACCAACTACCAGAATAGCCAGGCAAAGAAATACTACATTTTTCATATCGTGCAATTTATAGGTTAATAATCCATTAAAAATGGCTACCCATAAACCCACAAAAAAAACGTGGGCTTACTCTGCACGATCAAGAGGGACGACCAAGTACCCAACAGCCCATACAAGAGTAATGCCCACGCCATAGCGCAGGCATTAGCACATTGTTTCTGAGGGCTGTTTGAAATTTTGGTCGTTTTCTTGATCCTCGCAACAATAGCCAATGCTATATTAGTTCATATTTTATTTCTAACTGCAAATATAGTGCTATTTATGAGAAAATTAATCCGTTTATGTTATTAATTTAGGCACGACACAAAAAAGAGGAAGGCTTTACACCTCCCTCTTACCTGTTTCAAACGATTTTTCCCAGTTGGTTGTATCTCCTTCTGGATTCGGGCTTTTACCTGGTAAATGCTCTGATAATAGTTGCTCTTTCCATTCCTTGTACGCTTCATCTAAAGGCTTTTTTGTGTCGCAAGCATCCAAGTAGGAATAATGAAACTCCTTCTCATACTCCCAAAAAGAAGCTGCCAAAGGGTGAAAAGTATCACTTTTATACGGATTCTCTTTTTCTCCTTTGTACCAATGGTAATTTGAATAATCTTCCGTTATGCCAGAAAAAAATCCGGCTTTGTTCCAGTTATCAGCCATCTTATTTATTGTTTAAGTTATGATAGAAGTTACCTATAACATCAAGCATATCAGTAGGCAACAAATTGAATACATGATCTACTATTTCTTTAGGGATCTCATAGATAGCTGCTGCCATAGATCCTACAATAGCACCGATAGTATCGCTATCACCTCCCCACGAAATAGCCTTCCTTATTGCATCCTCAAAAGAATTACTGGAAATGATAATTTTTAGGCAAATAGGTACAGTTCCCTGGCATGTTTCATTGAATACTCCAGGAGTGTATATTTCATGGAGAAATCCAGGATAGTATCTGTTACCTACAGCCTCCAGATCTCCAGGCTTAAAACCTCCTTTTTGTGAGTGTATTGCATGTGCAATGGCTAAGGCTCCTTTTATTCCCTCTGGGTGATTGTGTGTTATTGCAGCCGTTTTCTCAGCCTCTTTCAGAATTGTATCAAGATCATCATAAGCCCAGGCTACTGGTGAAACTCTCATGGCTGATCCATTACCAAAACTGTTATAAGGCTCGTGATTTTCTGATACTATCCAACGTGAGAAACCGCCTCCGTATGATCCCATAGGATGAGGATATTTCCTACACCATTCTACCATCTTATCTTTATAGCCTGTTCCTGTGTTGATAGCATCCGCAATGGCTACAGTGCATATTGTATCATCTGTATAGCTGTTTTCTTTCGTGAACAGATTGAAATGATAATCATTTGTGTTGTTGAACTCAAAACGTGATCCAACTATATCACCTATTATTGCTCCTATCATAATTTTATTTTTTGCTTTTATGAGTAATATTATTATATGGCATATATTAAGCAGTTGTGTTATCTTCTACTTTTTTGACAATTTCACACCATTCAGCTACCCAGTCGAAAATCTCACCTGTATCTATATTTTTAAGATAGACTTTGTTATTATCAAGAGGTGATAATCTTTCAACAATGCAAGTTCTTTGCGTTTCAAAATCATATAGCGTCCTTACTGTGTCTCCTGGTCTTAATCCGTAATATCTTGTCCTTTTTGGATTTGTAAATTCAATCATAGATCTTGTTATTTTCGTCCTCTATCTGTTTGTTTAGAAATAATCACTCCTTTCCTTATGGTTGCTTTCCTGTTATTGTACTCGCCATCTTTTAGGGTGTTCCAGAGTGATTCTTTTGAGATCCCTATATCATCCTTTGTCAGGGTGTCGTAAATGGCTGTAACGCTCCCAAAATAGAAATGTCTTTTCCCATCTTTAGGCTCGTTCAGCTCAATATGTATAACCTTTCTTTGTTGTTTCATTATCAAGTGTGTTTATCAAACGCAAAAATAATACATTTTATTTAATAAAACAAATATATTTAATCTTCGTTTTCTCCAGTTCTTATGTCATAGTACGTGTGAAACATATTTGCCATAAGTGATAAAGCACGTGAATTAAAATCATGTTTCTCAGCTTTTTCATAGTTTCCCTGGTTATCTGCTTTGATCATCTTTGAATTTTCCTCGTCAGACAATATGCGAAACTTCTTTACCATTCTGTGAAACGCCTTTCTGAGTAATATATCATACTCATCTTTCGGTATGGTGTTTATTGATCGTCTCATGTTTATTACTATTCTTTTATTAGCAGTTTATTGTTTCCTGAGATAAGTAATGTTTCAAGATTTTCATTATCCAGAAGTTTTGACAAGAATATAGCAGCATTACTTAACTGAACTTCGATTGATTGTAAGCTCTTTATAATTTCAGGTGAATAAGGTACAAATATGTCTTTGTCTGTTCTATTTGTTCTATAATTCCCTGCTATATACCCATCTATAACCCTATAATTAGGTAAACTTTTATATATATCTGAATTTGTTTTTATTGCGTTATAATATGTAATCTTACCATTTATAGATTCCTCAAAAAGGATTGAATATCCAAACTCTATACAGCTACAATCTTCATTAAACCAACCCTGCTTATGAAATCTTTCATTTGTACCAAATCCAGGTAAAATTACTCCATTATCACCTTTTACTATTTCACCTTTTGCTGAAAACTTTATCTGTATGACAAGCCTTGTTTTTGTTTCTGCAGTCCTGAAATCATTTATGAATTTCATAACTTCTGATTCTAAATCTTTTAGGGACTGATACTTTTTTGTTATTGCATCATCAAGCTCCTTAATCAAAGATCTCAATTCCCCTGGTGCTTCAAAAGAAAACATTCCTGTAGTACTACATTTCACTACAATATCATATACACGTTCTCCTAATTGTATTTTTATTGATTTTATTTTAGCCATATTCTTACCCTTTCATACGTCCTAAAAAGGACAATTTTAATACATCATACTGCTGTCCTACAATAGCAAACTCCAGCATACTATCCACATCAGAAACATCATTTATTCTCAAAACAGGGTATTCAATCTCGGATCCGTTGCAAGTATATGTTTCTCCTGTTTCGATTTGTCCTGTTATCTCATAATCATCCGTTACGCTGAAATAATGGTTCAGACTTTTAATGATATGATCTTTCAAGTATGATTCGCTGTAAACAGATGCTATCTTGTCCTGCTTTCTCAAAGCGTATCTCATTATTTCCTCCTTATTAAATCATCCAATGAATAAGTTTCTATGTTTTCCTCAATATGTCTTAACCGTTCTTTTATGTACCAGAAGAAAACTTTGTCTTTGTGTGATATGTTCCAGAAGAAGTTAGGAACTTTTAGCCATGTAGGATCTGGTGCTGCTTCTTCAAAAGTAAAAACAGCCCATTTGTCGGAAAATAAGATCTGCCATATAGCCATCAACTTTCTCATGTTTTAGTCCTCCGTTATTTCAATGTCAGAAAATACATGTTCATCTATTTTGTTTGATATTACTTTCAATGCAAGTTCAATTATTTCAGATTTACCAAGTGTATAACCGTCTGTTATTATATCCAGGCATTTCCAGATCTTCATAATGTGTGGATCAGGATCTGTTTTTATAATCACACCACATACCTCACTCATGTGCTTTTCTGCTTTATCCTGGAAGTCCCTAACATACCTGAAAAGAGAATGAGCTATATACACGTCTGTGTAAAGATCATATTCGTTATCCAGGTTAGGAAACCTCTTTAGAAACTCATTTCTTACAGTGAAATACAAAGTGTACAGATTTGCTTTGGTTGAGTAGAAAAACTCATCTGTCTGCTTTTTGAGCTGATTGTATGTGTCATGGCTTACCGATCCTGTAGCCTGTTCTACAAAAGCCTTAGATTCGTTCCTGATAGTTCTAACCTCTTTAATGAATGGCATTCGGTTTTTAGCGCAAAAATCAGCTATCTTACCTGTGTAATGTAGTGCTGCGTTTGATATTACTATTGGAATGTACGCAATTCTTATGCTCTCTTTTGCTGGTATTTTATCCATGATCAACTGAATAGGAAAGAAAGGATCTTCTGCTGGAATTTCAGGTTCTCTTTCCATTATCAAACCTCCGTTCAAAATGTGTTCTTGTGCTCCAGGTTGCATTTTCTTGAACTGGTTGAATGTAGGTCTTATCCAATTAATAACATCTGCATCAGGATGAGGCAAAGCAAGTGTTTCTGTATGAAACATTGTTCCTACACCACACTTTTTACAGGATATTGTATATGGTGTAACTCCTTTGTCCTTGTATGTTGTCACTATAGAAAAGCCACACCTGTTACATTTGTACACGTCAAATGTACCTCTGCCATCATATATGTTTGCAGCCTCTATCGAAGCTGCCATTTTATCGTATTTCGATTTTAAGCTATTCTTTCCCATATCATTAAAACGGAAGTGCATATTTAGACAATTTACCAAGTGGATTTATGTATCTACCAAGGTCTTTATTCTCTCTCATTATGTCATATAAACAGCGTCTATATGGCTTTCTCTTTCGTTTAGTACTCTTTTTTCCCATGCTTGTATGGTCTTAACCTGTTATACTCTATCTTAAGTCTTATAAATGGATTGAGGTCTATTCCAAGGCTCCTACAGATATAATCTATTCTTTGAAGTGAGTTTCGGATCACCCAATCAATGTTTCTCTCATTGTTTGTCAATATACCACACAGGGCAAATATGAAACCTGTAAAGCGTGTGTCTGCTGTAGCAATATAACGCTCATGTTGCTGTAATAGGTTTGCCATAAGGTCTATATCCGTACCTGTTTCTCCAGCAAAATCAAGTAGGCGTATAACAGCATCAGCAAGCTCATCTTCTACCCTGTTCTTTACATACTGTTCAAAGTGATACTTAAACAGATCCATGTTTCCTTTCTCTTTATACCTTTCAACTGTAAAGTATGGAATGATTGATAGATCTGTTCTGAAATTAGTCCTATCAGCTTCTACAGCCTCCATAAGTTCTGATATAACCAGGCATAGCCAGTGTGAACTGGGTTGCTTTGTTTCATGCCAGCCGTGTTCAACGGCAATGGCATGTATTTCGTCTCTTAATTCGTTTGATAACTTTAGCATTTAATCCTCCTTTCTATTTTACTTCTTCTGTTTTGCAGTGAACAACATCGCCATCAATCCAATCCCATCCGAATAAGGCTCTATTATCGTGTGCTAACTGTGTGGCTGCTCTGTTTGTCTCGTAGCGATCCTTTCCATCTTCATTTGCTACCAGGATCTCGCCATTTCTGAGATCAATTATCTCAATGTTACCGTCAACGTATTTTTGAAGTTCCTCCAGTTGGAAATCAGTTCCGTTTTTAGGCTTAATTTCTTCTATTGTACCGTCTGCTTTTATCAGTGTTGCCATATTATTATGTTTTAGTATTTGTAATCATATCCTTTTTCTATCACCTTTGCATTTACAAGATCCTTACTTTTTAGCAAAAGGTATTCTGAATTGTGATAGGCTGTAAAATGATAGCTTTTATCAAATATGCTATCTCCAAAACCTGTGAGCTTTACTTTTTGCCCTGTCTGTAGCTTTACAACAGCACCGAACCAGGCGTTATCACACTGTGTTAGAATGTTCCTGAACTCGTGTGATAGGTATCTCTCTGGATTTACAGGCAAAGGATCAAGTAATGATCCTTTTTCTGTAACCATCCTGTATGTTTTCGCTTTGCTATTTCTACATAGAACACTCATACATGTGTTAAGGTGTCCTGGCAAGGCATCATCATTAAGCTGTGTTTCTCCTATCCTGATACCGTTTGCATCGAAAGCAGCAAAAACGTATGTGTTCATTTTCCACCTCCTTTCTTGTATGCTTTCTTTGTTTTTGGCTTATTCTGTGATCCGACAAATGTTTCAGTATTATCAACCATTCTACTGATAGCAAAATCAATCTCATCAACTAAATGAGGATAGCTTTCTTTTGCCATTTCGTGAGCTATATGTAAGGCTGATTTTACCTTTTCACAGGTAATGGCATCCATGATCATGTATAAATTATAGTCCGTCATATCTCATTCTATTACTTCTGGTATAGTTTTATAATCTTCTGGTTTTGCTTTTTCCTCAGTCACCCATCCTATTCCAACCCAACACTTTACAACTCCGTTATGGATAACTCTAAATCCAGCTCTCTCAACCTCCTTTGGAGGATTTACACTCATTTTAATGCTGGAAAGTTCTGATATGTGTATTTTCATTTTCCCTCCTTTCTTGCTGGATATATTAGCCTAATAACCTCCAGTGTTTCACCGTTAACTATAGCTATACGCTTATAGTACTTTTCACAAGCAATCTGGAAACCTCCGCACCATTCCGATTTTTTCTCGTATTGTGCTATAGTGTCCTGTACTGCCTTATCAAGTTGATCCTCGTAAATATATCTTTCTGAACCTATGCGGATCTGATCGCCATTATCATGCTGTAATACTCTTATTGAAATAAAATTTGTTGCCATAATCAGTGTTGCATTGTAGGAGGGGTATATTCCCCTCCTGGTTTGATATTTATTTTCTTGCCCATTCCTCAAAAACCTGGTAGTAACCAGTCCTAATAAATAGCATATCACCAGAACCATCCCCCCACCAGTCCCTACAGTGTGAAATATATCTGCCTATCCGATTGTTATTGGCTGGGCATAGTTTTTTATATATTGAACGGAACATAGCAGATATTTTACGACCTGAGAAATTACCAGCCATTTTAGCGTCATTTGTACAATATCCGAACATTGAAACTGTTTCTGTATCTCCGTTCTCAGTCAAAAAATCATAATCTGCATCGCCCCATGAACCGTATCTAATTGTGTCCTTAAGAAGCTGCTGCTGTTCTGATGTTAGTACTGATACAATTTCCTCAACTTGTTTGATTGTTATTTCCATATCGGTGTCGCATTATGTGTGGCTTTCGTCACACGGTTTATATTTAATTGTTAGTTTCTTAATATATTGTCTAATAACTCTTTATCAGCACTCCAAAGATTATATCCTTTTGCTAATTTTCTTCTGATATACTCCTTATCTCCTATCATGGATATTGCCTTTTCTCTCAAATCTGATGCGCTCCACTTTTCAGCTTGATCTATCAGAAGGTTTGTAAGGCACTTTCTTTCTTCGTAAAGTTCACGTACTAATACCGTCTTTCGCTCTATCTCTTTTAGGGCTGTTGGGTTCTCCATCCACAACTTACAAAAAGCGTCTTTATCAAGGTCTGTATTCATGTAGCACTCTTCTACTTCCGTATAACCATCTGCCGATAGTTTTAAACCCGTTCTTTCTTCAAATTCTTTCTGTGTCATATCTGAATGTATTTAGTTTTATATTCTTTTCGTGTAACTGTTTTTATTACGTTGCAAATATATGTAACATTGGTAATATTACCAAGTGAAATAGGTAATATTTTCAAGTGATATTACCAATATTTACCAAGTGAAACATAGAAATATTATCATTATCAGATATATAGCTTTTCAAAAACACTGCAAAATAATTTCAGAAAAAGCATTTTTTAACATTGCGAAAATCTATGCTCTTTAATTTATTCTACTTATTAAAATAGATATTTTAAGATTATAGCTCTGATTTTGAAGAAAACAAGTATAAAAAACATCGGTGTATATATACGCCGTTATTGAAAATATTACCTACATTTGCAGTATAACTAAAGTAATATTGATATGAATAAGACACTCTTTAAGAAAGTCAAAGACTTATGTAAGGACACTGGTTTATCAGAGAAGTACCTTACTGCGATAACCGAAAAAATGGGTGGCAGCATTGAGGATGATTCTACTGATGAAGCGGAAATCGAAAAAGTAGCAAACCAAATAGCGGATGTGGCAAAAGAAAGTCAAGGAGAAGCTACCAGGTGGGCTAACAAAGCGAAGGAACCAAAGGAGCCAAAAGAACCGAAGGAACCCAAAGAACCCAAAGAACCGAAGGAGCCAAAGGAACCTGATAACGATCCAAACAAACGGATCTCCGAACTTCAAGCGGAAATGGATAAAATGAAACAAGAGCAAGCTAAGAAAGATCGTGAAACAGCCGTTCAAGCAGCTCTTAACAAGCATGGTATTCCCGAATGGAGAAGAAAAGGTTTGGTTATTCCTGATGAAGAGGATCCAGATGCTTATTGCGCTGGTCTGAAACAAGATTTAATAACTCAAAACCTTATCTCGGAAGATCCAGAGAGTGTAAAAACAGCAAACGCAAAGAATGTTGAAGAGGCTTCTGATGCGTTGCTGGAATCAATTATTGTTAAATAAATCATTTTACAATGAAACGAACAAAAATCTCATTTGTCGGTGAAAAACCGATTTTCACAGGCAGTCCGCAAATTGTACCAGGCGGTTTTAATCTGGATCGGGAGAAACAGCGTTTTTCTGTAGGTGATATTATCCCTGCCGGAACACTCGCTATTTTCGATGAAGTTACAAGAAAGGTACAGATTGTAAAAACAGCGAAGGTTAAAGCTATCGGCACAAAGGATAAGAAAGTTATCACTTTGTATTCAAATGGCTATTGTTCACCCTGCTTTTCTGTTGGAGATAAGCTGTTACAAGCTAAATCCGTTAGTGGAACTTTTGAAGATGCTCCTTCTATTGTATCTATTGAAAAGCCTGGTGTGTCAAACGCTCCGTATGTAATTACACTTTCTGCTGAGATCTCAGGTTTGGCAGTAGATGATGTGCTTGTAGAGGTTGTTGAAAGCTCTACTAATGCTGCTGTTATAGGTGAACCTAACTCTTTAACAATCGAAGAAGTTACTGTAAAAGAGTTTGAAACAGCCATAGATGTTACAGAGGACACTATGCAATATGCTGTAATGGAAAGACGTGTTTTGCCTATTCCCGACAGCATGAAGGATAGCACGAAACGCTATTTAAAAGCGAACTCTCACATTCGATTGTCGCAAACTTATTAAAAGGAGGTGCTAAATGAAATCTATTTATTCAACTTTTACTGGTTTGTTTAAAGATGGCAAACCTATTGATTTTCTCGCAACGTGGAAAAAGACACTGGATAAGGCTTCAGAACGTGAAGTAGCATTGTTCCAGAAAACTTATTCGGATGAGTGGTTTGATTGGGAGGCTCCGCAACTCTCTTTGAGAGCTGAGGGTATTATGGGCAAATATCATTTGCGTGTGATGGCAACCCTGATCGGTGATGAATCCCCCACTCCGTTAAGACGTTCTGACGGTTTTGATATTTGGAATGAAGAAATTCCACGTGTCGGACATAAGTTCTTTATGAAGGCTTCCACTTACCGCAAGTTGCTGGAAGTTTATAAATCTCCGTTCTTGAAAGACGGTCAAAAGGTTAAGCAGATTGAAAAGACTTTGCGCAACGATGTGGAAAACGCTTATCTGGGCTGCAAAGATACTGCTGATTTTATGATTCTGAAAGCTATATCAAACTTCGGTGTTTGTCGTTTCATTCCTTCTATCAACAACCCTGGTGGACGTGAGTTTGAAATTGATTACCTGATGGATGAAGCTAACAAACTCGTTTCAGCCTTATTGTGGAATGACGCTAACTCAAAAGCTGGCAAGTTGGATATTATTCTAACTCTTACCATGATCGTTACCTTGTTCAAAAACAAAGGTGTCGTATTTGAAGAGTTACTGATGGCTCCTGAACTGCTTGCATTTATCCGAAGAGATATTACAATTCGAGAAGCAGCCTACGGTAAGGACAAATCCTGCAAGGTTGTTACTATCCCAGATTTGAACACCTTGTTTGCTGATAACGGTCTGCCTAAAGTTCGTGAGATCACCCGTCTTGTGGGTATTGAAAAGGACGGAGAACGTGAGCCGTTAGATCCCTGGAATCACAATATGATTGTATTTAAACCTGCTGGAAAGATTGGCTTTATCCAGCCTTCTATTGAAGATAACGAGCTGTTTGAAGAGGACAATGTAGATTACATGAATGCTGGTAACGGTATTCGTATAGCCAAATGGCGTACTGGTGAATCTACAGGGCAAAAGGCTGGTGAATATACACAAGGATCTGCCCGTTTGATCCCGGTTATCACTGAAATTAACGGTATTGTCTGCTTGCAAGTTAGAGGCTTTGAAGAGCCGGAAGAAGCAGTAGAGGGAGTAACTTTTTATACGAAAGAACAATTCGATCAGAAGGCAGCAGCAGCTTCTTTGGTCGGCTAAAAACGATGCAATATGGTAACATTAAAAGTATTAAAGAAGTTCCAAGATAAGGACAACAAGGAGAAAATTTACCAAGTCGGTGAAACTCTATCAACAAGCGATTTGGATCGTGTAAATAATCTTGTTTCACGAGGAATTTGCAGTATTTCTGCTATCAAGGAGGCTAACAAAGAAGAAAAGAAACCCGAAAAAATTAGCCTTTTTGATAAAGAGTTTGAAATCGGTGCTGTAAAAGGTGCTTTGGCTGAGATTGGCGTTTCAATCAATAAAAATGCTGGCGTTCAAGCAATCACCAACAAACTCGGTGAACTTACAGAAGAGCAAAACAAGGCTCTTTCTGAAATCTTATGTAAAGAGTAACCTATGACGAATTTAGACGCTATCCGTGCTTTATGCACTAAAATATGTTCCGGCTTCTACCCGGATCAGAATGTACTTGAATTTACCCTTTTGGATAATGGTATAGATCCTTCTAAAAACTTCACCCCCAAAGATGTTGAACTGGTGAAGGCTGCTATCAGTGTCGTTAAGGGAATGACTGAAAACAGCCATTCGGAAAGTGGAATTTCTGACGGGTGGGATGCGGATCGTATTAATAAAAGTATCTCCGCTATTTGTCGGGAGTACAATATAGATAGCTCTGATTTTGTCGAAGAATCTTCTGTATCAGACGGTTCTAACCAATGGTAAGTTATGCAATACAACGGAACAATACAGTATAAGGTTTTATCTGGTGGCGGTTTGGATGGTAACGGTGAGCCGATTATATCTACCGTATCATGGAGTGAGCCTATACGTTGTCTGTACAAAACGGTAAAGCATAGCAACACAATCTATCAACAAGGTAAGTTTACTGATAAAAGCTATGAGATCCTAATTGAAAGTAGGGATTTTCAAGCTGATACGGTAAAACTTACCAATGATAGAACACAGTTTTTGGGTGAGTTTGAAGTACAGGATATTGAGTTTGTTAATCGCTCAGGAAGAGTAAAGATTACGGTTTGATGGGATTCACGAAGAAAACGCCAGATAGTGCTTTTAGCAACTTTCTTGATGATACCAAGAAAGCCGTTATAGGTAGAGCTATTAAGGCTTTTATCTATGTCGGTGAAGCGTGTCTGAAAGAAGCCCGTTTAAACGGCAACTATACAGACAGAACGGGAAACCTTAGAAACTCTATCGGTTATGCCGTGCTTTTTAATGGTGAAGTTATGGAAGAAAGTGCTTTTGCCAACACAAAAGGTGGGCAAAACGGAAAGAAGCATTTGGATAGCTTGAAAAAGAACTATCAAAACGGTATTGTCTTGATTGTATCTACTGGAATGAGTTACGCAGCTTATGTAGAAGCCCGTAATTATAATGTCCTTACTTCTTCCGAACTGCTGGCTAACAAACTTGTACCTCAGATTATGAAACAATTAGGCTTTGAAATGAAATGAATAAGACAGGTGATGAAATAGAGCTGGACGTTTTCAACATTATCACAAACAGCCAACTTGCAAAGGAAATAAAAGGTAACGTTTATCGTGAAGGAACACGAGATCTAAACTCTATGGAAGAGGATATAATTGTATCGTTTCTTACTGGTTTAGATGGGCAGTTTCAAACTGGCTCCGTAACGGTAAATATTTATGTTCCCGACAAAGATAATGGCAGTAAGGTATTGGTTAAAGATGTTGGCAGATGCCGTTATCTGGCACGCAAAGCCGATGAGGTTGTTAGATCCTTGAAACCTACTGATTACAGATTTTCTTTAGGTGCAACAATTAAAAGCTACAAAGCAGAAAAGGTAGCTATGCACTTTGTAAACGTAAAGATCAATTTTGAACTAAAAACATTTTAAGTTATGGGAAACAGTGGTATTACATGGGGTAAACCCCTGGTCGAATTTGGGCTAACTGGTGCTGAAGATGCAGCTCCTTCCAATTTCAAAACAATGCCCACAGCCGAAGAAAATACAGTTCTTCTTACAACTGTAAAAGGAAGTGCGCAAGAATTGTACGGAGAAGGGCATGAACTGGTAGCTCGAAAAATGCAAAAGTCTTATAAGCAGCTTGCTATGAGTGTGTTTGTTCCTTCTGGCACAGAGGATCCTATTCCGGAAGAGGACGGAGTTGTAAAAGATGAATATGCAGTACGCCTTACTCCTGAAGATGATACGCTGGATGGATTCATCATGCGTAAATGCTCTGTTGAGGTTGAAGAAGAATGGTCGTCCGCAAAGGGTAAAATGCTAAAATACATCTTTAGCTCATTGAAGCCCAAGACGGGTAAAATGATTGAGAAGTATAAAAAAGCAGAATCATTAGCTGTAGGTTAATTGAACTATGAACAAGGAAAAAGACAACATAGAAGGGCTTGTGTCTGATACGATCTTACAAAAGCCGTATTCTATACAGATAGGACAAGAAACATACGAGGTTGCACCTCCTTCTATTGCTACTCTTATCCTTGCCTCTGAACTTATTTCTCAGCTTCCTAAAGTAGAGTTAGATAAAAGCCTGGTTACATTTGAATCGCTCCGTATTGCGAAAGATTGTAAGGTTTTAGGCGATATTGTAGCTACTCTCATTTTAGGAGCTGAGAATATAACTACAGAAGCAACCGTAGTTCAAAAGTCTTTATTCGGTTTGGTACGCACACGCAAAAAGGTTACGATTGATAACAGGGCTGTTTTATCCGATAAGATCTTGAAACAAATTTCACCAAGTAAAGTGAACGCTCTTACCCTTAAAATCATAAACAGGATGGAGATAGGAGATTTTTTCGGGCTTACCGCTTCCCTGATAGAGATAAACCTTCTCAAACCGACAAAAGCAAGGGAAGCGGATCCGAAGGAAACGATAGCATCTGGGCGGTAGTAGCAGGAATGGCAAAGGCTTATAATCTGACTTTTGATTATATCCTATATAAAATGAGTTTTGCCAATGTTCGTCTGTATAATGCGGTTCTGCCTTCTTTCTCAGCAAAGAAGGATGGTAAAAAAGATACTGGCATTATTCTAAATGGTGATGATCCCAATAATCAGGATGCAGTAAATAACGCAATATTTGACGTAAACGAAGATGAATAACAACGAAGGTACAACATGGTGGGCTTTAGGATTGGATAACGCCAAATTTGAAAGCGATGTGGCGAAATCTAACTCTCTTTTCCGAAGCATAGGCAACACAGCCGAAAAGGAAGGTAGCAGGATAGACAATATTTTCCGTAAAATAACGGTTGCTGCAACTGGATTTTTCACGGCTCAACAAGCGTTGGGATATGCTCAGAAGATAGCTCAGGTAAGAGGCGAATACCAACAGTTAGAAGTTGCCTTCAATACAATGTTGGGCAGTAAGGCTAAAGCTGATGCTTTAATGACACAGCTTGTTAATACTGCTGCTAAAACTCCGTTTGATCTCGTTGGTGTGTCAAGTAGCGCAAAACAATTACTTGCTTATGGTATAGCTGCTGACAAAGTGAATGACACTTTGGTACGGTTAGGAAATATCGCTGCTGGCTTATCTATTCCATTACAAGATATAGCCTGGTTATACGGTACAACCATGACACAAGGCAGGCTATATGCTGAGGATCTTAACCAATTTACGGGTAGAGGTATTCCGATGATTCGTGAATTAGCTAAAGAGTTGGGTGTAGCTGAAAATGAAGTTAAGGCTTTGGTTTCCGAAGGAAAGGTAGGATTCCCCGAAGTTCAGAAGGTTATAGAAAACCTTACAAATTCTGGCGGTATGTTCTACAACCTGATGGAAGAGCAAAGTAAGACTATTACGGGTAAGATCTCCAACATGAGCGATGCTATTTCTGTAATGCTTAACGAAGTAGGGAAAGCTAACGAGGGAACAATCAATTCAATACTGGAAACTGGTATCTCCGCTATAGAGAACTACGAGGCTATCGGTGAAACTATACAAGAATTGATTGTTACTTATGGCTTGTACAAAGCTGCTGTAATTTCGGTTGCTGCTACAAAAAATGCCGTTACTACTATTAAAGCCACTGGAGAAGCTGAGGAACTAAGCAAATTGCTTACTGTAGAGCAGCAAGCAGCCATTTCAAAACAGAATTTAACCAAAGGCACGTTAGAGTATGCAACTGCCGTAAAAGCTGAAATGGCAGCAAATATAGAGGCTCAAACCGCAGCTTTAGCCAAAGCTCGTACAGAGGTTTCAGCAGCCAGCCAAGCCGTAGCAGCCAAGAAAGCCGAATACCTTGCTGCTAAAGAGTTGGAGAAGCAAAGATTAGCAGAACTTATGTCTATCGGTGCTACTGGCTCTGCAAAACAAGTAGAAGCAGCAGAAAGAAAATTAGTCGCAGCCGAAACAGCCAGAGAAACAGCAGCCTTACAATACCAAGCAGCCACACGTGATTTTAGCACCAAGAAAGTAGCGGTAGAAACGGCTGCTAAAACATTGAATACCACTCAGACAGCAGCCAACACAGCAGCACAAGCAGCCAATGTAACTACAACAAACTTGTTGGCAACTGCAAAGCTCAGGCTTACGGCTGTAGCTACCAGGTTGAAAGCCGTTATGCTGGCAAATCCTTATACTTTGGCAGCAGCAGCCATAGCAGCTCTCGGTTATGGTATTTATAAACTTATCACTTATCAGACTGACGCAGAAAAGGCGCAAGAAAAACTAAATAACGCCATATCTGAGAGTGAAAAGGTTATTGGAGCTGAAAGATTGCAAATTGATGCGATGTTTGCACGTTTGAAAGCAGCCAAAGAAGGTACGGATGAATACCGTTCTGCAAAGGAAGCCATAATGAGCAAATACGGTGAGTATTTGAAGGGGCTGGGGGATGAAAAGAACGCTTTGGATGATCTGGCTAAGGCTTATCGTATCATTACGCAAGAAGCCGAAAAATCAGCTCGTGCAAGAGCTATGGATAAAGCGGTTAATGAGGCTTCTAATGACTACATGGATAAGGAGGTAGAAGCCAAAGAAACTGTAGAAGAGCTACTAAAAGATAAGTTCAAGGGAAAGAAGGATAAAGACGGTATCGACCTTGCGGAAACTTATTACTGGAAGATTAAGCCAGTGCTGGAAGGTAAGGGGGAAATTACTAAAGAAATCCAGGATATTATAAAGCAGTTTGACGAAACCAAATACTTGCCTGGCGATCCCATGACTGGTATAGGTGCGCAAACCTACATAGCTAATGACTTGCAAGATGAAATAACCAAAGTATTCAAAGCTCGTGGCATTTATAATAATATCATAAAAGAGGCTCAAAAACGCTTCGGGGAGAATCCCAACCAAAATCAGAAAACGGGTAATCAGGAAGAGGTATTTTATACCAAAGGTAAATCCATTTCTGAGATAGAAGCAGCCATTACTAAAGGTCAAGAAAAACTGGAGGCTTTCAAAAAGGCTCTCAAAGAGAACAACGGCTTAATGTCTGATGGCAAAGTAGTAACCGATGCTGTTGTAAAAGGGCAGGAAAGCTATATAGCTAAATTAAAGGCTACCGTTCTTGAACGTGAAAACGAGCTGCAAATTATTAGCCAAGTAGAGAGCCGTATTTCTAAGCTGAAACAGGAGCAGAAAGAAACCGTTAAGGGTAGTGCTGAATACAACGACTATCAAAGACGTATAGATTCACTGAGTAAAAAGTTACCAGATAGAAAAACGTCCTCTTCTCAAAAGGATTATTCCGATGAGATAAAACGTAATGCACAAGAGCAGATCCGTATTAAAAAGGATATGGAATTTGCTGTAAGGCAAGCTGAGATCAACACCTATAAGGAAGGACTTTCTAAAACATTGAAACAAAACCAGCTCAACTATGAGCAGGAAATGGAGCAGATCAAACGTCAAAAGGAGGATAAGCTAACCAAAATTCAAGAGTGGGAAAAAACTATATGGGAATCTCAGGGCAAAAAAGGTACGTTTAAGCCAACTACCACCCAATTATCAGAGCAGAATGAGCAACAATTTAAAGCTCTTGAAAATGCTGCTGGAAAGAAATTGTCTACTGGCAATCAGACTGCAATAGAAGAAATGCTAAAGCAGTATCAGACCTATGCGGAAAAGCGCAAGGAGATAGAGGAAAATTTTCAGCAAGATATTGACGAAATGCGAGCTGTTAATGAGAAAGATAAGAAAGCCGGAAGGCAAGTTACTTTCTCCGAAGAAAATATCGCTCAGGCTGAAAGTGATAAACAAGATGCTTTGGACGCTTTAGATCAAGAGATAGCTACTCGTGAAGCGACTTTTAATGTATGGGTAGAACAAATATCCTCTATGGGGTTAAGACAGCTAAAGGAGGCTTTACAAACAGCCCAAGACACGCTGAAAAAAGAAGGTGGCAAGCTGGATGATAAAGAAAAAGCTACTCTTCGTGCGCAAATTAAAACCCTGGAGAAAAAAGTAGAGGTTGCTGAGGCAAAAGACGCAAGCATTTCATCTGCTGAAAAAAACAAAAAGAAGTGGAGCGATACCCTAAAGGTGATGAATGAGGTAGATGATACTGTTAATAATATCATTTCAGACTTTGACGGGATGGATGATGCAACCAAAGCTGCTTTGTCTGCTGCTACCAATATCGCAGGAGGTATAATTTCTATGATAACGGGTATTCAAGCGTTGGCGGTTACTGGTGCAGAAGCTATCAAAGGAGTAGAAAGAGCTTCGGTTATCCTTTCCATAGTCGGTACAGCCGTTTCCCTTATCAATTCATTGTTTGGGTTGTCCTCTAAGGCTGAAAAGGAACACCAAGAGGCACTTAAAGAAGTAGCCGAGAACAAACTGGAAATGCAACGCCAGTACAACTTATTGCTCATGGAGCAAAATTTACTTTTGGAGGAAGCAACATCTATTTTTGGTACAGATCAAATAGAAAAAGCTATCAATGCAATAGAGGTATATCGTGATGCGATAGCTGAATATAAAGAAGTCCTAAAGGGGGATAAACCAACTTATCAATTTCAGTTTAACCCTAAAGGGAACTGGGGGCTTGATGAATACAATGCAAAATTAAATGCGTACAATCAGGGTATAGGTGCGCTTAATGATATAACCATAAAAACGGGAAGTTACACTACTGGAGCTTGGTTTTGGAAAAAGCAGCATGATATTTATACTTCGGTACTCCAGGTTTACCCGGATTTAATAGATGGTGAAAAAAATCTGAACAAAGAAAGAGCGCAAGCCATTCTTGACACTCAAACAATGAGCGATGAGAATCGGAATTTGTTGCAAAGCCTTATAGACCTTCAAGAACAAGCGGAAGAAGCCCAACAAGCACTAAGAGATTACTTAGAGGGTACTTTTGGCTCTTTAGGTGATAGTATAATGGATAGTATCACTGAGGCTATTGAAAATGACGGTGTAGATGC